AACTATTACATATTAATATATATTTGTATCTTTTAGAACTTACCAAATAATCTAAAAATATATAAATATTTTCTAAAGGCCAATGTTGTAATACATCTTTAATAATACATAAATCGCCACATAAAATATCATATTTATAAGCATAAATATCTAAATGAATTAAAGTATACTTTGGTATATGATAATTATTTAATTGTGAAGTTAATACATTTTTATATGTATCATACCCAACATATAATATATCTAAATCATCATATATCAATTTGCCAAATTGTAAATCCCCGCATCCCAAGTCAACTATAAAATTTATTTTATTATCTATTATGAAATTACGTATAAAAGGAACATAAGCATCGCGATTATATTCTATCGAACTATCTCCACTACTATTCATTGATAATGTCAATATATTAGATTCATAAATATTTGTAAATATTTTTTCCATATAATTAAATAAATATTATTCTAATATTCTATACGCAAGAGATTTGCGTATAAATATATTATTTATATTAACATAAATAATATATATATTATATGATTGATATTAGTTGTATGATTGGTGAAATAAAGGAGAAGTGTTTAGCTGAAAAACCCGCACAAGAGGTTATAAAAGGCGAAGTGAAAACGAATTTTTTCAAATGTCCTATAGAATATTTATCTCCAGAGGATATTCACCCCCTATCCACCACTGTAGCCACGGATTTAGAATTGGCCGTATATGACCCATCCATGACCTCTATTTATAACCAGCTTTTCCAACCTACGAACCAGTATGCCCGTAATATGATCCCCCGATGGACGCAGTCCTATACAACGAATATTTCCTATTTGACAGATACACAGTCGGTCGTTATGGGATTGGGGTCATTCCCAGAATCCATTATCGATACTGATTGTGATGCCATTGATGAAATATGGCGTTCGGTAAAATGCGATACGGGATTTTTGGAAAAGTTTTCATATATTGAATGGGATTGTCTGAAATTCTTGAATACACATCCCAGTTTTCTACAGGCAATTACTATCGCGAATATGTCTGCGCCGGTTCTCAGTTTTTTGATTCCAATCCTATTTTTGATTTTTCCCTTTATCATTTTGAAAATCCAGCGTATTCCTATATCCATGGATATCTATTTCAAAACATTGAAAGAAATTGCCAAACACCATTTTATAGGAAAAACAATCAATAGCATGCAGAATTTCAGTGTGACGAGTCTTATTTATTTGATTGTCACTGTGGCTCTTTATTTCTATCAAATCTACCAGAACTGCGTGGCTTGTTCTCGATTTTACGCGAATATTCAAAGAATAAATGTTCAACTGATGACTCTCAAAACCTATGTAGATTATTCTATCACAAACATGAAGAATTTTATTCAAGAGTTCGAGAACCTATTATCATATAGGGGATTTATACAGGACATGAAGACACAGGTTTCACAATTAGAACTTTTATATCAAGAAATCGGGAAGACGGCACCATTCAAAGCATCTATTTATAAAGTAGGGGAAGTCGGCGAATTGCTCAAGAAATATTATATATTATACGAGAACCAAGCATTCGGCGATGCCCTGAAATATTCATTCGAATTCGAAGGCTATTTGAATAATTTAAAAGGAGTCTATTTTAATATTCGCGAGGGTAGAATTAGCGGGGCCAAGTATGCCGAAGACTTTATCGAGAACCTAGATAAAACGGAGAACACCGAATTTATAGGACAATATTATCCGACACACCCATATGAGTCGGCCATAGCGAATAACTGTCAAATAGATAAGAATTTGATAATCACTGGTCCGAACGCATCGGGTAAAACCACCTATTTGAAAACGACCATGCTGAATATCATTTTCAGTCAACAGGTGGGATTCGGTTTCTATTCCGCTGCGACCATTGTGCCATATACTCATATTCATTCCTATTTGAATATCCCTGATACTTCGGGACGCGATAGTTTATTCCAAGCCGAATCCCGTAGATGTAAAGAAATCATTGATATAATAAACGAGAACCAAGGGGGGCGACATTTCGCCATCTTCGACGAACTCTATTCTGGGACAAACCCAATAGAGGCTTCGAAGTCGGCCTATGCCTTTTTGCTCTACCTATCACATAAACCCAATGTGGATTTCATCCTAACAACACACTATAGGACAGTATGCAAGAAGTTGAAAAAGACGCCGAAAATCCGGTGTTTGAAAATGAATGCACGAGAACATGAGAATGGTCAAATAGAATATACTTATAGGATTTGTTCGGGCATATCGAAAATTCAAGGGGCAATCAAGGTTCTCAAAGATATGAATTACCCCAGAGAAATTATTGATACTATCGAGAACATGTAATTGCCTCATTTCGTATTTGTTCACGAATAAGGAGATGATGACATCGATTTAGAATAGCAAAACTAGCATCGTGGACTTTATTATGAGGGGGTATTTTCATAATAAAGAATAATTTTTAGAAAAGTACATGTCTATATATTTACACCAGTGCTGATTTGAAATGCACCCTTCGGGTGCGTCCCATTTCAAGGATTGTAATCCCGTCAATTGCATAAATGTTCAATAACACAAAACAATATAAATATTACATGTCATATAGAATATTATGTCTGTTAGCGATTCTGAAAGCTGCATATACGAACATGACGAAATTCCACCATTAAATCAATCCTATTATGTTTTCTATTTATCAACTTATAAAATCAAGACATTCGTCCTTTTTGACGAGAACCAATTCATTTTATATGGGTCGAAAATGAATATGAACAATACAGAAACACCCTTCTATGCGAAATATTCGGTTTATATGTTAAATAAGCTCGTCGAATTTTTATATTTTATTTTCCGTAGATTCGACGAAGAAATCAATCTTTCATTATATGTGGTCCAATTAGATAAAAATTCTCTATGTGATTATGGAATTGATTTCATCTATAATAAATGCGGTGACGAAGAATGTTTAATTGATTATCCTTTATGTAAAATGAATATGAAGAAACTCACTAAATTATTAGTAATGATAAAACAGTAAATAGGGATTTACAATTGTGATATATATGACCAGCGCGGATTATATCTAGAATAATTATATAATGCCAAGTTCGCATAATAGTTCCGTTTCTTCCCGAGATAGCCATTCATCTCACGATTCGCACGATTCTCATTCGTCGCACTCGTCCCATTCGTCGCACAAGTCTGGAAAGTCACATAAATCCCATAAATCAAGCAAGTCCAGCAAGTCCAGCAAATCTGATAAATCCGATGTCTTTGAAATTAATAAAAAAACCATAAAATCTTTCGAAAAAGATAATGTCATTATTATCAATATCAACTAGATACCCTTTTGTCATATAAAAATGATTTTATATGACTATTAACTAATATTATGGTATGAACTCATATCGTCACCTTCGTTTTCGTTTTCGTCTTGTTCTAAAATAACAGACAATGTCGATTTTTTATCTTCTAATGCGGATACCCTCTTTTTCAAACAACGTATTTGATGTGCTTGTCTACGGATTTCTTGGAAAACATTCTGTTCTTTTATGAAATTCCAGTTTTCTCTTATGCTCTGGTTACGTGGGGGTTTTCTACAATAGAATATTTTCAATGATTTTATTGGTTCGCCTTGCCAATATTCGGTCCATGTTCTCGGAAGAATATGCTTATAAAAGGTATTCAAAATGAAATGAGATTCTATGATGGCAATTTCTTCGGATGCCGAGAACCAATGGTCGAAATAGATATATGCGCATTTTTTATCGTAGGGGTCGTAGAAACAGGGGGCGGATTCTACTTTTGATACTTTTAAATAGTCTTGGGATATTTTACCGAAAATATATTCAATATCTTCATTCACATATGCTTGGGGAATATCTGTCACATAGAGACATATAGGACGATTATGTAGGTTCTCGGATGGGTCTGGATATTCTTCTGATTCTTCTGTCATATAGAGTTATTTATGATTTGTCTTTATTTGGTTATTTTATTTTATTTTTGCTGGAAGCGAAAATGGGTTTTCCCAATGCGGGGTCATTTGATAAAAATACAAATTTTCCCAATGCGGGGTCATTTGATAAAAATACAAATTTTCTCCCCCGTCTCCCTATGTTCCGTCACATGCACATTTTTATTATGCATCGGTATCACACTTTGTCCACGGAAATACTCCCGAGTTATCTTCCCCATATCCTGTACTAATTGAAAATTACTATTTGACATCCCGTAGTCAGATAGGATATAACATAATTTCCCCCCTTTTTCGAGAACCTGATAACAGACCTCAATCGTCCTTCGCCAATACCCTTCTAACCATTCTTTATATGACCCATACGTCAGAATGCTCTGTAATTTACCCGGATATTTCTCTAATTCATAATACGGCGGGCTGAAAAAAACGAGGTCGAAATGCCCTCTATATTTTCTCATAAAAGCCGTATTTTTAAGAAAAGTCTCGGAAGGGTCGCAATAAATCTGACACCCCTTCTTTGGGTAATTCGTTTTCGCAAATTCGGCGGTTTTTTTACAGACATTCGGAATGACATCCGTGCCCACATATTCGAGAACTTCGTCGCATTCCATAAAGCCATATAGATAAGATGTCCAACCCAATGTTGGTGTAAAAACACGAGTACCCTTGAGAACAGATTTATTGAGGGAATAGACTAAATACGGATTCATGATGGATGCGCGGAAATAGAAAGATGAGAACACGCTCGCCAAGCGGCCTTCCTCCATATAATGCATAGCACTTGGTGTCAATATCTTATAATCGATGACGCCATTTACATAAAGGTCATATAGGACATCTAGAAAAGTCGGGATTCCGTCGATTCCGGATTTGGTATTTTGCAAAATATGGAAGAAATGCATATTCCGGATGATATTTTTATATTGGACGAATTTATTATTATTCAGTTCTCCACGTTTCATAGCAGGATGGTCAATGGTCAAGGGGGCGGGTTTCAATGAGACTTGGTAGAATCTCTCCAAATATTCATTCCGATTCGTGATATTGTCATATAGAAGTTTTATCCTATGGGACGAAATATGGCGTTCTCGCATATATTTTGAAAGGGGAGTCATTTTATTCGCGGATTTCACTATCGCGGTTTTCTTGAATTCTGTTACTGTAGGCGGCGGGGGTTTATCAAATAGGTCAAATAGGTCATTTGGGTTTTTTATTGTAAGCATATACATTTATCATATAAAAAATATTTTTATATGACATGGAATGGAATGTAAAATATATGGAAATTATGCGGGCTTGGCACGTCTAGGGGCGCGCTTCTTCTCGGATGCTGAGGCAGCGGAAGAGGCAGGTGTGCTATCTCTTTGTGCTTGTGATTTAGAAGTACGCTTCTTTGAGACAGTAGTGAATCCTTCATCCTCGGGGGAGTCCTCGCTCTCATCTTTAGAAGACTGTCTACGTGGTTTATCCTCCGGAGGGCGATTCAATCGACGTGTCTCGCACATAATATCACCGCCCAACATTCCAGTGATATTGGTGGCCTGATGCTCGTGCTCTCCTGAAGTAGTAGATGTAATCTCGAATTCGACATATTCACCTTGGACCAAATACTTATATTGGTTATCAGCGAGTTGAATCGCAGAATAATGGGCGAAAATATCCTTTCCTACGAAATCCCCCGCTGAAACAACAGTGATGAATCCGAAACCAGATTTGTTATTAAACCACTTAACCTTTCCAATAAATCTCTCTGTGCTTTGTGTATCGCTCATCTTATAACGATTATACTTTATTAAGTACCATTTTTTTATATTGTTTGTATATATATTATTAAATGTCAAATCAAACGACCTCTATTCTATTTCTATTGACAATCATTTTTATTACATTAGGATTATCTATTTTCTTTAAATGGAACAGGAATAAAAGGGAAGGATTCGTCGAAGGACTCACTCTATCGGAAGATGAAATAGCACTCTTGCAACTAACATCCCAATATCAAATAGCGGATTTATCTCTATGTGTCTCCGCTATTTATCAAATACAACCGCTTGTAACTACAAAGACTGATACGAACCAATTTTTTATTAACCAAACCATTCAAAATAATTTCAATGCACCTGCCACTGCCCTATATTATATTATTAACCCGCCGACTGGTTCAAATGCGAATCCCGCCGCGCCGAGTGGATATACTATCCCAGAAAACGTAGAGACGATTATTCATCAGCTACAACCTTCACGTGTAGCATTATGCGGCAGTTTTATTAAAAACATTTTTAGCACCGTACCGAATTTAACTACGAAACAGGGTAATCAAGCCCCCGCCGACCAAATATTAGCCACCCAACTCCAGAGTTTCCAAAAGAATACGACAAACGGAAGTCCGCCGTTACCTGGAACACCCTCGACGAGTTCGACATCCCCTCCAAGTGATATAGTATCCTATATTACAGGACACTATTACGCCAGTGTATAATAATAATTCGGACGCTGATAAAATCCGACTTTCATATTGTCATATAGAAATATTTTCAGCAAATTATTCACAGTAAAATCTTCTATATGACCCTTTGCATGCATCCTACGCTGATTAATTTCCGCTGAAATATCGGAGGATTCTTCTAGGTTCTCGAATTCCTTTTCCCAAGAGGCGTGACCGTTTTCCAAATATATGGCCATATAACAAAGTGCGATAATATCATCTCTACGGGAGTATCTGATACCTCGATGACTATAAATGCTGGCGTATTTAGGAGAACCTGTGATGGTAGTAGATATAGGGGAATCGTGATTATAATGCTGGGCTTTTTCATTCAAATAGAAAGTCGCTAGACCGAAATCTATCATATAGATTTGGTTTTTACGAATCATAAAGTTATGGGGTTTGATATCCCGATGTATAACATAATACTGGTGAATATTTTCGAGAATATCGAGAACCTGTATTAAAATGGCATTGATGGTTCTCAATTTTTCTTCTAGGGTTTTCGATTGAATACGGTTGATACAATCGGACAGCGACCGTTCATATAGAGTCATTGCCATAAATATTTTATCATTTATAATACCAAACCAGTGTATTTCCGTTATTTTACGCACGCCTTTATTATAAAGAAATTGTATGATTTTGGCCTCGTGTTTGAGAGTGGATAGTTCGCCTTGATATTGGGACGTTTCGGTTTTTATGGCGATTTTTTCCTTCGTTTTTATATTTTCCCCCATGAATATTTGTCCGAATGTACCTCCTGCAATTAACTGTTGGATTCTATATTTATTGCATAGGATGACTTCCTCATCTTGTTGTGTCATATAAATAATATATTTATATGATATAATCCTTTTATATGGCATTCGGGTCAAAAATCGAAAAAATAAATAATAAAATAGACGAATTGAGACGACCCCTATTTATCGGCGTGCTTTTTATTTGGCATCTTTTATATTTTTTGGTATTTATTGGGTTCGTATTTTTAGACCCGACCTATATTCACTATATGAGTGTTCTCATACAGGTTTTCATTACCGGATTTCTAATGTTGCGTTTCCACCCATTCCGCACACATGCGGTATCCGGATTCGATGCATTAGTCATTTTCACGAGTGCGACATTCCTATTGACGAACTTTCTTGCTACCGAGATTTTAGCGGCGTATTTACCCGCTATCGAAAAATATTTGAAAAGCACTGTGCAAAGAGTCGTGAAAAATACCCCTACTGCCACACCATCTTCAATGTTAAGTTCTCAAAAAATTCCTTCATCGACGCCTACGGCGACTACTGCAGTAACGAGTTTACCGACCGATATTCACGGGGAAAATATATTATTGGGACAAACCTATTAAAATCATTTCTATTTGATTCATGTAGTAGATGCGTGGCATAAAAGATTTAGTAAAATCCGTTCGTAATGATTTAAAATATGAGGATAATACGATGGTCGAAGATATTTTAAAAGCGGGAACAGGGGGGGGAGAGGGGGGGGGCGATTCGAGTTATTTAGAAAATAGAACATTGGATGATATTACACAATCTATATTTGATGTAATAAATGAACATATTGTTTTAGAAGATAATCGGAAAAAGTATTGCAATAAATTAGCGGGGTATCGATATGTAGAACGCGTATGCGATATACGTATAGGACAACATTGTAGGTGGATTCATTTAGATAAAGATGTTTTACATAATGGGGGGACAGTGGTGAATATCCGGATAGGTGATAGCATATTCGTTTTATGTAAAACACCGAGTTCTCGATATCCGTTTGTGACATGCGATTTTAATAAAGTATTGTTTTTTCAAAAACTAACGGACGAAGAATCTTTTATTTTAATAGCGAATAAGATAATAAAATAATGGTATATATTATATTTGATGCCACTAGAAGATGCAGTAGAAGAAACACATTCAGATTCAGGATTATCAGTTGAAACATCAGAAGGATATAAAACAGAAAGAAATGAAATAATTGAAGAAGCCAAACAATTAATTAAATATACTGCAGAAAATAATATAAAACTAATAGATAGAATTTTAAAATTAGTAAATACCACGAACAAAACTAAAGGCGGAAACCTAAATAAATCCGGCGGAGGCAAAACCAAAAGACAACGAAGAAAAAGAAATAGGAGAAAGTCTTCAAAGGCCTTTACCCAATAATACCAGTAGAACCGAATCCTCCTGCACCTCTCTCCGTAGACGATAAACTATCCTCATCCACGATTTGTACGGTGAATGCCTCTAATGAAGGTAAACAAATCTGCGTCAATCGGGTTTCCTGCACCAAGTCATACGGATTCCCACTCAAATTACGCAAGGCAGCAATCAATTCCCCCCGATATCCAGAATCAATAATCCCCACCTGATTCGCCAACATAAGAGGCGTCTTTGACATGCTCGACCTAGGATACATATAAAACGGACTACTGCCAACCACTTGGTTCTCAATAATCTTCACCATCTCGCATTTCACACCCAACCCCACCATTTGAGCAGCAATCGTATTCTGAAATGCGACAGTCGAAGGAACAAACAAATCGAATCCAGAATCAGGAAAAGGGTCATTGAGAACCTTCGAATTATGATTATACACATGGTTCACATAGAGGTCTATCATATTGGTGTTCAATAAAGCAATTCTCAAAATATATTTCGTCAAGGGAGCAAAGGGAGCAAAGGATGTCATATAGATATGATTCTATATGACACTACGTTTATATCGTTTTTTTTTCTTTATCGTATTTTTCCATAAGAATTTTCGCCATTTTCCATTCTTGCCATGAAATCACATTTTCCGCGACTTTTGGGGGTGGTGCCGCTTCATCCGCATACTGTTTATCAATATTTTCCGACGATTTGAGTGCACTATCTATATATAATTCCTTCAAAATCTTACCGACCATGACCGAGCCTTCGTGTTGGTCAACTTTACCGTCCTCTATCAGTTTGAGAATGATAAGTAGTCGGGTCATAATATCCAAATCCAATTCGTCTTTCATCAATCTATTAAAAATATCGGTATAATTCGTGAATAGGAATTGGCATTCATTTTGCGCATGGACCAATAGGTCATCTTTATTCGGGTATTGCCCTTTTAGAACGCCAATCCGGCGTATATCATCGCGAATAAGAGTGCTATGTTTTAATTTACGTATGTTCTCGGTATTATCTTCGGCATCCATTTCATTCACAAGCTTTTTCAAATCGAGTTTTTCTATAGAATTCATAATTTATTTATAAAGATAAAAAAAAGGATTTATTTTTACGCTATTATATATGTCAAATAATATAAATAATGAAAACATAATAGGAGGAGGCGATATATCTAATTCCCCCTATTTATTAATATGCATATTTATTTTAGCCATAATAACTTTCTTTTTTCTTTATTTTACAAAAAATGCTAAACCAAATGGTTTACTCTTGGTCGATTCCCATCAAAAGGGAGGGGGAGAATTGGAACCACCCTTTTCACCATCTACGATTCAAATAGGTTTGATAAAAATAAAAGAGTGGTTAATCGAAGAAATAAATAAATTTTTCGCCTATTTACACGTAGAAGGTGAAACCATAAAAAAAGTAATCACATAATAATATAATAGATGCTTGATAACATAATTATACTTATAGTGTTAGCGATTGTTATATATTTGCTATACAAATACAATACGGATATTTTTTCATATATAACACCTTATTTAAATCGCATAAACAAAAAGAATGATATAAAAGAGAAAATAGAAGAGAAGAGGAGAGAACATGAAAGAGAGGAAGGGGAGAATGGTATTCAAAACATAATAAAGGAGTCGAAGGAAATATATAAACTCCCATTCCAATTTTTATATAAATTATGTATCACATATGGTATTTTTCCAATGAAAAGGGAATCTACAAAGGATCCTACAACGATTTAGCATAATTATCTTATAAATATGTATATGAAAGATACATATACCACATTAGCATTTATTTTTATTATAGTAATATTCGTGAGTATTCTTTTTTCCGGAGTACCTAGTTCGAAATATAATATGCCGCTTTTCTCGAATGTCTATCCTTATGAAGGATTCGAATCTGACCCGTTGAATTATACTCCTGTAAATAATCCCAATGACGCATTTGATGATATTCTATCTGTAAGACAAATACAACCGAAAATGATGGATTGTAAAAAAGTAGGTGGTTTTGATGGAATGGGTGTTTTCTGTACACCGACGACTCCACTACAAAAAATAGATATTTATTCGAGCGCTACTGGTAAAATAGATTGTGACGGGCATGGATATTCGAATTCAAAGGGGGGGCTATGTATGGATAGTAATATGATATCACAATTACAGTCAAGGGGTGGGAATGCGACTGGCGGAGATGGTCAAATAGGTTCGAATCGTTAATCATCTTCTTGTGTATATAAACATTTACAACAATAAGTAATAGAACCGGATTTTTCTGGTGTATAATCGATATAATCGTTTATAAAAACATGATTACAATGAATCAATATATAATTTTCGATATCATTATATATTTTTTGGAAATCATTATTTCTTTCATCTTTAGGGATTTTATTCAGGTTATCTCTGGCCTTTATCATATAAAATAATTGTTCGTCTAATGCCATTTCCATTTTTATATAATATACGTTTAATTTTTATATGATTATTTGTCATGATTTGCGTAAAAAAATATTATTATATGATATAAAATGAATCTAGTTGTTGCGATTTATATGATTCTATTGTTTTTTGCGTTGACGCCTGGTATTCTTCTATCCCTTCCGTCTGGTTCATCAAAGAAGGTCGTTGCATTGACTCATGGTGTTGTGTTTACTGCGGTCTGGTGGCTTACACATAGATTCGTTTGGAAATTTTCTTTGAAATTGGAGGGAATGACATCTGCGCCTCCTGCTTCCGCCACGACTGCCGCCGCTACAACTGCCGCCGCTACAACTGCCGCCGCTACTAAAAAAGTAGAAAAATTTCGTGGTGGGAGATATTAAACCTTTTATACCACTTCGTATCTATTCTTAAAGGGTGTAAAATTTCAAAAATGTCATATAGAAAATATTTTTATATGACCTAACTGCAATGGTTTTTATATGAAAGCACGATAAGGGGTTAGTGCTCCTAATCAAATGTACATTGCCAACAAACTCTGGTTCTGTTTCTCTTCATTCTTGATAAAAACATCCACATGTTTCTTTGTGACAGTAATCGGGAATTTGATATGTTCTCCTATTTCATCTACGAAAATATTATCGTCTGTCTTAATCAATCGGAATAGATTCAACTTGGTATGAATAATCTCCAAACACCGCTTCAAATTACGGACACCATCCTCCTTCTTTGTAAAGAATTCGGTAGATACCAAATACTGGATAATGTCATCTGTAATAATGACCTCACCCTCTTTGAAATTCACTTGTTCCCGGATTTTGGGGAGGAGGTACTTCTGGGCAATAATGGTCTTTTCTTTCATTTCATACCCCTTCGTCTGAATACGATACATACGGTCTTTCAAAATAGGATTGACCTTCGATTCGTCATTATAACTGAAAATGAATAGGCATTTACTAATATCAAAATCAATATCGGAGAAATATTTATCGTGGAATTGCGAGTTCTGCGTCGTATCTGTCAAATGTGTGAGAATACCAATAATTTCCTCACCCTTTGGTGTATCACTAATCTTATCCAATTCGTCGAAATAAATCACCGGATTCATACACTTGCTATCAATCAAAATCTGTACGATTTTACCCCACGAAGACCCCTCGTAAGTATAAGAATGACCGTCCAAAAAACTACTATCCCCTGCACCACCCAATGCAATAAAGGCGAATTCTCGTCCCAATATTTTACTAATACCCTCTTTGACTAGACTCGTCTTACCTGTTCCGGGGGGTCCCTTGATTGCAATCGCCGTGCCAAGGGCATCCGGATTCGAAATCCACTGCCCTACCATCTGTAAAATCTGTAACTTGGCATCATTCAGACCATATACGCAATCATCGAGTTCGGTTTTCGCATTATGCATAAATTTATGACATACTTCAATGCCGTCATTCATAGATACCGATAAATTCTTATAGACATTGAATGGGATACGCATAAAAGTATCAATCCAATTTTTGATTTTATAATATTCGGGGTCACCGGGTTCCATCGATTTCAAAACATTCAGCTTTTGTAAAACAGTGGCCTTATATTTTGGTGGAATATTGGATTGTAGTAGCGAAAGCCGATACGGTTTATCAATATTAATACATTCGTTAATCGTTTTGAGTTCCTTCATAATTGCGAGTTGTTCCTTATTTGACAATTTCGTTTTGAAATAATCGACTTCGTTCATATAATTTGTACCACCGTGAATCAATTTCCTATAAAGCCGGACATTCTTTTTACGGGCAGTTTTTACCATAATTTGAATCGCCTCATTACAATCTTTTATGGCATTTTTCAGAATCTCGCTTTTCGGGTTCTCTCGTAGTTTTTCGATGAGGTCGCGTTTTAATTCGACTGTTTTCTTATATTCTGGTTCTACATCGGGGATTTTCTCCTCTTCTAATTTCTGTTCTTTCTCCTTTTTCCTATCTTCCTTTTTCTTCTCTCTTCGCTCCTTTTTCTTGAGTTCCTCTTTTTCCTTCTTTGATAGCTTCTTTTTTGATTTTCTATTTGACTTGGGTGTACTGCTTTGTCCTATAGTATTATTCTCTTCGGTTGGGTCAACAGGGACATCAATACGCTCGAACGCTTCTTTCATAAAAGCCTCTTCGTCTTCTGTATCGCATTCATCGTCGTCGTCCTCGTCGTCTTCGTCGTCGTCGAATGCTTCATATGCTTCGCGCTCATCATCACCTATATTAAAAATAATATTGATTTTTTCTTCTTTTGTGCTAACTTCTTCTGAATCTTCAGATTCGTCTTCTTCGTCCTTTTCTATTTTTCTTTTCTTTTTATCTTTTACCAATTTATTTTTTTTCCCTTTTTTATATTTCTTTTTTACCTCCTCTACCTCATCCTCTTCTTCTTCATCTTCGTCTGGGATAACGGTTCTCTTTGAATTTTTTTCTTTTGTTTTATCTTTCGTCTTTCCTTTCTCTTTTGCTTTCTCTTTTTCCTTTTCTTTTTCCTTTTCTTTTTCCTTCTCTTTTTCCTTCTCTTTTTCCTTCTCTTTTTCTTTTTCCTTTTCTACTTTCTTATCAATATATTTTGAGGGAAATAATTCAGATAGAAATTTTTTATATTCATATTCCGACATATGTTCTTCTTCTTCATCATCGTCTTCATCGTATTCTGATTCGTCGCTATCTTCTTCATCATCGTCTAGTGTATCTTCTTCGTCTTCATCATCACTCGTCGAATCGTCGGATTCCCATTCCTCTTCTTCGTCGCTACTAGGACCATTTTTCGATTTCTTCAATTGGTTATTACGAGTATTATAAAACTTCTTAATCATATTATTATACCTTATCATATAAGGTTTAAGTCATTTTAGTAAAATAATTACTAAACGCAAAGCAACCATAAAATTGATTGTAAGGATAAACATATATAAATATATAATATCTTACTATATAGTTATGAATTCGAATAAATCCAACAACGTACAACCATCCAGAATTATTGGTATTCAATTCGGACTCCTGTCTCCAGAATCCATTAAAAGGAATTCTGTTGTTCAGATTGAATCCCGTGATACATATATCAATAATAAACCGGTAACTGGTGGCCTATTTGACCCTCGTATGGGTGTTTTAGAGCCCGGACTCATTTGTCCAACAGACGGTTTAACATATATTGATACTCCTGGATATTTTGGTCATATAGAATTAGCTCGCCCCGTGTTTTTCATCCAGCATTTAAAAGAAATTCTAAAAATAATCAAATGTGTTTGTTTCAAGTGTAGCAAACTCAAAATAAATAAATCCCAGCATTTACACGCCCTCAAAATGCAATCGAGCGACCGATGGGACTATGTATATGGATTAGCGTCTGGGGTAAAACGTTGTGGTGATGCGACAGAAGATGGTTGTGGATGTAAACAGCCAGATAGAATCAAACAGGAAGGCATTGGTTCCATTTTCGCTATATGGGGTTATATCAGCACAGAGGATACAGATGGCAATAAAGATATGACGAAAATCACGATGAAGCTGACCCCGGAAAATATTATCAAAATCTTCCGCCGGATTTCCGATGACGATATCACATTTATGGGATTTAGTCCTATTTGGTCGCGCCCCGAATGGATGGTATGTTCCGTTTTACCTGTCCCCCCACCTGCGGTTAGACCCTCGGTCAAACACGATGCCCAACAGAGAAGCGAGGACGATTTGACGCATATTTATAGCAATATCATCAAAACGAATAAAGACCTATTAGATAAAATCCAGAACAATGCATCGCCGAATGTCATCGAGGGTCTCACTGCTGTCCTACAGTATTTAGTAGCAATGATTGTGAATAATAAAGTGAAAGGCGCGATTCCAATGTCCCAGCGGTCGGGTCGTCCCCTCCAATGCATTTCCGGTCGTCTTAATAGTAAGAATGGGCGTATTCGTGGTAATCTCATGGGAAAACGCGTAGACTTTTCGGCCAGGTCTGTTATTACAGGTGACCCAAATCTTTCTATAAGACAACTCGGCGTGCCCTTGAAAGTGGCCAAGAATATTACCAAACCCGTAGTTGCGAATCAGCGCAATCGCGATTTCCTATTAAAACTCATACAAAATGGTCCGGATGTGCACCCAGGCGCCAAAATCCTAGAGAAGAAAAACGGGGATTCGATTTCTCTACGATACGTAGACCGTGCATCTATCCGATTAGAAGATGGCGATATTGTCCATCGTCATATGATGGACGGCGATGCGGTCCTTTTCAATCGTCAGCCCAGTTTACACCGCGTTTCCATGATGTGTCATATAGTAAAAGTGATGAAAATGGGGGATACATTCAGAATCAATGTTGGTGTAACCAAGCCTTATAATGCGGATTTTGATTGTGATGAAATGAATATGCATATGCCGCAGAATGTTCTCGCCGAGACCGAATTGAGACATCTCGCAGCCATCCCATATCAGATGATTAGTCCGTCTGGAAATGCACCGATTATTGGCATCTATCAAGATTCTATGTTAGGGTCATATAGATTCACTAGAGAAAAGATGAAACTGACCGCACGTAAGGCGATGAATTTACTGATGGGATATTCCAAAGTCAATGCAGATATTCTATATGACAAACGCGCCGGTATTACGAATTTCGATGTTCTCTCGCAAATCATTCCGCCATTGACACTGCGATATAGCAAGGAGTCAAATAAAATCGCGATTCAGAATGGGGAGTACTTGAGTGGTCAGATGGAGAAATCGGTTTTGGCCTCTACGTCAAAGGGTATTATTCACCGTGTCTATAATGATTACGGGTATATGCCTGCCTCGAATTTTGTGGATGACCTACAGGGAATTATCACAGAATATATGAAGACGAGTTCATTTAGTGTGGGGATTAGCGACTTGATTGCCAATAAGAAAACGCAGGAATCTATTGTGCAAGTTGTAAATGCGCAGAAATTGGAAGTACAATCTATCATACAGAAAGTACATTTGGGCGTTTTCAAGAATGAAACGGCCAATTCGAATTCTGTCGAATTTGAAAAATCGATAAATAATATTTTGAACAAGGCGACGGAACAATCTGGTAAAATCGGCCGCGAAAGTTTGAGTCGCGATAACCGATTCTTGATCATCGTAGAATCTGGGTCAAAAGGGTCTCTTGTGAATATTTCGCAGATGATTGCGTGTGTAGGTCAGCAGAATGTAGATGGTAAGCGTGTGCCGTATGGGTTTGATAGTCGTACATTGCCACATTTTACGAAATTCGACGACTCAGAGACTGCTCGTGGATTTGTCGAGAATTCGTATATTTCGGGATTGACGGCGCCGGAATTATTCTTCCATGCTATGGGTGGTCGTATTGGTCTCATAGATACCGCGGTAAAGTCGGTTACATGGGAGACACCAATCGTGATTTTAGTGAAGGGAAAGCCAAAATATACAGAGATTGGTAGATGGATTGATGCCCAACTTGAACATTCACCAGATAAGGTACAACATTTTACAGAGAGAAACATGGAACTACTCAATGTGGATGGTCTTATAGAAGAAGATATGATATACATTCCAACAACCGATGAGGATGGAAAAGTGACTTGGGGCGAGATTACTGCAGTAACACGTCATGACCCAGGAACAGAACTATATGAAATAAAAACCGCGGGTGGTAGGTCAGTTACTGTAACAGAAAGCAAATCGTTATTGATATGGAATCCAGAGACGAAAAAATTGAAAGAGATGCCGACTCCTGATATTAAAATAGGAGATTGTGTTCCAGTAACAGGGGAATTATGCGAACCACCGGTTGTATTGAATTTCTTATTGTCATATACAGATTCTCATCCTGTTCCTCCTATGGAATTAACAAAACATAACGGTATATTATTTGGTCAAGATCTTGCAAAGGGTCATATAGAAAAATATTGGAATTATTTCGAAGATGATGTATCTACCATTTGTTATGTGCCATCAGAAATATTCATTGCAAACAAAGAGTTTATTAGTGGGTTACTAAATGGATTCTATATGACATCTAGCGAAATCGTGAATAATGAAGTTCATCTTATTACAAATTCTGTAAGGTTATCAGAAGGACTTTCTATGTTATTATCACGATTAAACGTTTACTCGACTATGCAAAAAACCGAGGCAAATGGTCATATAGTAGTAATTCCGTCTATGTTTATGCGAAAGTTTTTAGAATCGATTGACCAATCTGTTGAAAAATGGGTATTAAATTTCGGTGAAATAGAGTCACATAATAATGTGGTATTGGACCCCATCGTCGAGATAAATATTATTGGTGTTGAGAAACATCCAAAGGTATATGATTTAACAATTCCATCCACTCTCAATTTTGGTCTAGCAAATGGTCTTCAGGTTCGTGATACATCACAGACAGGATATATCCAGCGCCGTTTAATCAAGAGTTTGGAGGATAAGAAGGTGGAGAATGATATGACTGTGCGTAATAATATGGGTAAAATCGTCCAATTCGCCTACGGGGATGATGGGTTCGATTCTACGAAAGTGGAAAATCAGACCATCCCATTAGTCGGAATGTCGATAGAAGATATTTATATGCACTACGATTTAGCGCTAGGACGCGGTCAAATATTGGATGTCTATACCAAGGGTGCGGCATCGAGAATGGCTAGACAAGCCGAAGAACTCAAGGTCTTGAATAAGTCATATATAGAAAATATGATATCGAATCGCGATTTATTAGTCGAGAATATTTTCAAATTCCGCAACGAGAATTCTGTAAGCGTACCTGTAGCATTCCACTTTATCATTGCGAATATTGGCGGTCAACTCCAATTAGGCGCGAATTCTAGTGTGGACATTACGCCATTGGAGGCATATCAACTAATCGAATTCTATATGTCCAAGTTAGAAAATATCTATTTCTCGCCGCCGAACCCCCTATTCCGTATCCTATATTATTTCTATTTATCTCCACGAGACCTCTTGATAAATAAACGATTTCATCGTAAAGCACTCGAGATGCTATTAGAGACGATTGTTTTGAAATATAAACAAGCCCTAGTGCATCCAGGAGAAATGGTCGGTGTGATTGCCGGCCAGTCCATTGGAGAACCGACAACCCAGCTGACTTTGAATTCTGTAACATATGAGACAGAAATATTAGTACGTAATTCGAAGAAGGAGGTCAAGTGTGTTCAAATAGGTGCATTTACCCAAGAGCATATTTATAAGTCACAGAAAATCGATTATAACCAAGCGAAAGATATGACCTATGCGGAATTATCCGAATCAGACGAATACTACGAAGTCCCATGTGCGACCGAAGACGGAGAGACAGTATGGCGCCGGATAGAGGCCGTCACAAAACATCCAGTCATTAACGAGGATGGTACGAATACCATGTTGAAAGTAACAACGAAAGGATGTCACGAAGTCACTGCCACCAAAGCCAAGTCTTTCTTACAGTTGATTGACGGGAAAATAACGGGGGTAAATGGTAAGGACCTGAAAGTGGGACAATATCTACCCGTATCGAAGAAGCCGCTGGATTATACAGAGGCATTCGAATTAGACTTGAGGGGAATTCTACCACAGAAAGAGTATTTATATGGTGCGGACTATAAGAAGGCGAAAGATGTCATGAAAGAACATCACTGGTGGCAGAAACATAATGGCGTTGATTTTATATTACCTCATTCAAGGAGTGATTCCTTCGTATCTCTAGCAAAGTCAAATAAAAATATTGATGAGAACTGTGTCTATATGAAACTGGTGAATATGTGTGAATATAGGATACCCGATAAAATCCAACTGGATTATGATTTCGGATATTTATTGGGTGCCTATTGTGCAGAAGGCTGTATGACAAAACATCAGATATCGATTTCGAATAATGATTTGGAATATTTGAAACCGATTCAGAGAATTTGCGAGAAGTTCAATATCACGACGAAAATCTATCATGTAGAAGATAAAAACGAGAAGGGTTGGGTGAGCCAAGATATTCGCATTTATAATACGGTATTATGTAGAATCGTAGATAACTTATGCGGCAAATTGAGTGATAATAAATTCGTATCGCCGAGAATCGTATATTCAAATAGAGAATGTATTATGGGATTCTTGGATGCATATATCGGGGGGGATGGATGTGTGACATTATCAAGTAAACTTCCGCTCAACTATGCAATTGATATTTCATCTGTTTCTATGAAAATGTTATTGGATGTATCTCTTATGTTAAGAAATCTAGGGGTAGTATCAAAAATCCATAAACCGATGAAACAAGAAACAAATAATAAAGGAAGTCTCAATATATTACAATA